AGGAAGGTATTCCCGCCCCACAGAGCGCAAAGTCACCTGGACAATGAAAAGCAAGCACGTCCTGGGTCGGGCGGTAGATTTGGCCCCATTCGTAGACGGTAAGCTCAACTGGGACGACAACGACAAACTTCTCCTATGGGCCCCCATAGTGCAGGCTATGACCAGTGCCGCTGACGAACTGGGTGTCCGCATCAAGTGGGGTGGAGACTGGAGCCCTGCACAGCGTGACAGACCGCACTTTGAACTAGCAGAGCCAACGGGAGAAGGGTAAGTGATTGATGACGGAATCATACAGGTCAAGGCACTTCTATCGTCAGTGCTGATGGTGGGGGTAGGGAGTACCTACGACTTCAATGGAGTGACAGTTCCGCTCACTGGGGTGCCGCTCACTGCGGTAATCATGGCGGGCGCTGGTGCCGTGTGTGCGTTCGCATGGCCGCGAGAAGCTACCACGCGAGTCATGCTATTCAGTACGGTGGCCGCCAGCACGTTAGTGGGATCTACAGCGGCCAGTATTGTCCCACAGCTATTCGGCATGGAATGGCCGGAGCCGCTTCAGGCTCCGCTAGCGTTTATGCTGGGGCTGATAACTCCATGGGTGATCCCCCCACTACAGAACGCTATACCGTCCATAGTTGCAGGTCTTAAGTCAGCGCTGATACGACTAGCAGGAGGGAAAGAATGACCACCAACACCAACACCAACACCAACACCAACACCAACACCAACACCAACACCAACACCAAGTCATCGGGAGCCAAGAGCCCGGTGTGTGACCGGATGACCCCCCATCTACTGCCGATGTTCTTGTGTGGGGCGTTGGTAATGTCACTGACTGCTGCGGAGGCACTGATAGGACCTGGACTGTTCTCGTGGATAGTGAGCAGTGCTGCGCTCGCCGTTGTCGGAGTAACCGCTATGGCTAAGGCCGGGGACATGGACTGCAGGGTGACTACAGCCAAGTCCCAGTTCCGTAGGGTGAGCTTGGTGCTGGTGGCCGCGACATCCTTAGGACTCATAGTGAACCCACTACTTCAAGGGGAGCTGTACCCATCATGGCTGCGGGCTGGATTCAATGTCGGGGTAGCAATGATGTGCGTCACTAGCAGCAGCATTAAGAGTTGGTGCGAGTACGTATCTGGACTACCCCTCTGGAGAGACAAATGAGCGCTCTGACCATCCGGATCATCCTGGCTGCCATGCTTAGTCTGGTCGGCCTTGGAGGCGTGGCGTACAGCGTGGCGTACATACGTGGAGTGATCAAGGACAACGCCGAGCTGCGGGACACACAGGCAGCTATTCTGGAGCGTATGAACAAGGCGGAGGAAAATCTCGTCAAGCTAGACAAGCTATCTGCTGCACGCGTAAAGGGACAGGGCAGCATACGGGCGGAGGTCAGTACCATCCAGGGTCGAATCCAAGCAGAGGCCACAACCGATGAAAGTTCTCGTAGCTATCTTGATACTTCTATTCCTGACGGGGTGCGCTTCTCGGTCCTCGGTCAAGCTACCGCCGATTCCCCCGCCAGCACTCCGGGCACTAGCGGTTCCGACGGAGATTGAGGGGATGCACACTTCAGTAGCATCGGTGATGGCCGACAAGACAAGTACGAGCCGGTCACTACTCACATTTGCGCTTAACGCGCAAGGCGCGGTACAATCGTGCAACCTGGACAAGGAACTTGCCAGAGAGTACTTTGAATCAGAGGCGGCAAGACCAGCGGAGAAACGATGTATCTTCGGAATATGGTGTAGGGAGAAGTAGATGGCTCGCAAGAACAGTAAGGATCGGGGCACCACGCCAAAGACCGTAGAGTCTACCCAGGACCGGTTTGTGGAGGAGTTCATGTTTGACCGTGATCCTATCGCTGCGGCGTTGCGGGCCGGAGTTCCGAAGATAAACGTAAAGACGTTCGTCACTCGGTGGATGAATGACTCCGTCGTGCTACAGGCCATCAAGCGGGCCACGAATGAGTGCGATGTAGAGAAGATGGTATCCCCACAGCGCATCATAGCTGGGTTCATAGATACGGCGTTTAACGCAGATAGCCCGTTCAGTGCGCGGAATACCGCGCTGCGGGAGCTGGCTACCATAACCAAGCTGTACCCGGAGAAAGATAAGGAAGACCCCAACAAGGCGGATAGGGGCGTGATCGTGGTACCGGGAAACCCGGAGGACGTAACTGGCTGGGAAGCCGCTGCTCAGAAAAGTCAGCAGAGGCTGAAAGACGATGTCCGTAAGTAATTCCACGGAGCTCCCAAGACGCGTAGTGTGGCAGCCTCTACCTGGTTCACAGACGCTTGCTCTCAGCGCGCCCGTGAACCACGTTTTCTTTGAGGGGACACGTGGTCCTGGCAAGACGGATGCGCAGCTCATGCGGTTTCGGCGATTGGTAGGTAAGGGGTATGGTAGATTCTGGCGGGGCATCATATTCGATAGACAGTACCGGAACCTGGACGACATCATAAGCAAGTCTCAGCGATGGTTCAGCAACTTCGGTGACGGGGCCAGCTACAGCGGTGCAGGCGGTGGTGGACGGTGGCGCTGGCCGACTGGCGAGGAGTTACTGTTCCGCCACATAAAGAAGCCAAAGGACTACTGGCTATACCACGGCCATGAGTATCCGTTCATAGGGTGGAACGAGATAACCAAGTACCCCACGGCTGAGCTGTATGAGGCCATGATGTCCTGTAACCGTACTTCATTCCTACCCGCCAACTACCCTCTTCCTGACGGATCACTTCTACCTGAAATTCCACTTGAAGTGTTTCTGACCGGCAACCCATTCGGTCCAGGACATACGTGGGTCAAACGGCGGTTTGTGGACGTGGCCAAGCCCGGTGAAGTGGTGCGGAAGTCCATCAATGTATTCAACCCCAGGACCCAGGAACGCGAGGACGTCGTTAAGACCCAAGTTCGGATCTTTGGGTCGTACAAGGAGAATGTCCACTTAACCCCAGAGTACGTAGCCGAGCTGGAATCAATAAGTGATCCAAATAAGCGGCGGGCTTGGCTGTGGGGAGACTGGGACGTAGTGTCTGGCGGCATGTTCGATGACGTGTGGGATGCCAACGTGCATGTCAAGCCAAGGTTTAAGATTCCCAAATCGTGGAAGAAGATCGATAGAACTTTTGACTGGGGATCGAGCCATCCATTCTGGGTCGGCTGGTGGGCGGAAGCCAGCGGCGAAGAGGTTATCCTGCCAAGCGGTGAGAAGTTTGCGCCTGAGCGAGGCTCGCTTGTGCTGTTCCATGAGTGGTACGGTACTGTGGAAATAGGTAGTAACCGTGGACTGAAGATGTCAGCGACTGATGTGGCCGATGGCATCATCGAGGTCGAGAATAAGTTGAAGACTGGGAAGTGGGTACTGCGAAACGTATCTCCTGGTCCTGCGGATAACCAGATACGCAACGTGACTGATGTGGGACAGGAGACCATCGAGAAGAAGATGACCGATCGCGGTATCCGGTGGATGCCAAGCGATAAGTCCGACGGCAGCCGCATCAATGGGGCGCAGTTATTCCGTGACAGGCTACAGGCGGCGTATCCTGGCAGGGAAGGTCCTGCAGTATACTTTATGTCCCACTGCACAGGTGCCATAGAAACTATCTACTGTCTTCCCAGGGACGAGGATAATATGGACGATGTGGATACAGATGCTGAGGACCATCCCTGGGATGGGGTGAGGTACCGCGTTCTCGCCAGTGACGGCAGGCTGGCTAAGAATCTTTCGGTCAACAGAAATAGGTAGGAGATAACTATGGCAGATGTCAGCTACATTCTTCCGGAGCTAGCGGTCGCTATAGAGGACTACAAGGTAGTCCGCGACGTGATATCTGGACAGTCCGCAGTAAAACGTGCCAGGACTACTCACCTGCCGTTTGTAGGGGATCCTGCAAGTGCTGCTGATCTTAGCAAGTACGAATCCTACCTGATGCGGGCGGTGTTCGCCAACTTCACGTCTAGAACGCTTCAGGGGCTCATAGGACAGGCGTTCGCCAAGACGCCGGAGACAATTCTGCCAGACAGTCTGACCATGCTGGTTGACAACGTTGACGGCGGTGCCGTATCGCTGGAGCAGCAGGCGAAGAAGGTGCTGGCTGACGTTGTAAGTATCGGACGTGCTGGCATTCTACCGGACTACCCCATTGTGAGTGGGCCAGTATCCAAAGCGGACACGTTGTCGGGCAAGGTGCGTCCAGTGATACTGTGCTACAGGGCTGAGGACATTATCAACTGGCGAGTTGAACTTGTGAATGGTGTGCGGACTAAGACTCTAGTGGTGCTTCGCGAGAAGTACGTGTCTGAGGACGACGGGTTCAAGAAAGTTGAGAAAGATATGTTCCGCGTGCTGCGTCTCACCAGCCAGCGTAAGTACTCTGTACAGGTGTTCCTGGAAACGGACACTGGTCTTAAGGCTGGGCCGGTGGTATTCCCGAAGCAGAACGGTAAGGAGATGGACTCCATACCATTCGAGTTCATAGGCTCGCAGGACAACGACCCGAACATAGACCCCAGCCCGCTTCTTGATCTGGCCAATCTGAACCTTGCTCACTACCGCAATAGTGCGGACTTCGAGGAGTTGGTGTTCATTCTCAGCCAGCCTACCCCAGTGATCGCCGGGGTCAACGAAACGTGGGTTGAAGAAGTGTTCGGCGGTAAGCGGGAACTGCTACTCGGTAGTAGCAGTCCAATAATCCTGCCTGAAGGAGGGTCCGCCACTTACCTACAGGTTACAGAAACTCAGTTGTCGTTCCAAGCCATGGAGCACAAGGAGCGTCAGGCCGTTGCGCTTGGGGCGCGGCTGGTTCAGCAAGCGACTGTGCAGCGCACCGCCAAGGAAGCGGGCATGGAGGATGCATCGGAGGCGTCACTGTTATTGTCTGCGGTGACCAACGTGAACGTGGCCTACGCACGCGCACTGAAGAACGTGGTACTGTTCATGGGGGACACACCCACCAAGGACATGAAGTTTGAGATTAACAAGGACCTGGACATACTGCGTCTCGATAACGCTGGGCGTGCGCAATTACTCGCTGAATGGCAGCGCGGCGTCCTCACATTCTCGGAGTACCGGGCTGTCTTGCGTCGGGTAGGCGTGGCTACGCTATCTTATGAGAAAGCAAGGGGAGAGCTGGAGGCGGACGCTCTAGCCAACGCGTCCATCGGAGTTGACCCGGAAGTGCAGAACGACGGCGTCACCAAGCCGGATAACAATAGCCCCAACCCGACACCAGATGCTCCCATAAGCGGCAAGACAGGTAAGGTCAAGTAATGCGCGATCTTCTCGACAGAACTCTGCGTCTACAGGTGCTACTTGAGCGCCTTAAGGAAGAGGACTCGCAGGAGTTCAACCGGGCGCTACATCTGATAGACCGTGAAATAAGAGATGCACTCAGCAACGGTGAGATATCTGAATTGTCTAGGGCGCAGATGGAGAAGCTCATAAGTCAGGTATCCAGCAGTGTTACTAAGAACGTGTCTGCGGCTGCCGATGAACTTCGCTCCAGGATGCGGGAGGCTGGGCTGTTCTCGTATGAGTTTGAAGCTAAGTCACTGTCGGCTGTGTCGCCCATCCTAAAGGTGGTGGCTGAAAAGACGGCGCAGCAGATACTCAATGATGCGCTCAAACGTCCGCTACTATCTTCTGGTGATCTTCTACAGCCATGGATAGATCGGATGGTTGCTAAGGAAGTGTCCTCAGTAGAAGGACTGCTACGCAGAGGGTTCTCACTTGGCTGGTCTAATAAGGAGATGGTTAGCGCCCTGCGTGGAACCCGTGCGCTCCGGTTCACTGATGGACTTCTACCAAAACTGGGGAAGCACAACCGCACCATTGTCAACACAGCATCCCAGCATGTATCTACGTCGTCCAGGGCTTTACTGTTCCAGGAGAACTCCGACATTGTGGCCGGGTACAGGTGGGTGTCCACACTGGATAACCGCACATCTCCAGTGGACCGCGACCTGGACACAATGGAGTTTGAGGTTGGCAAGGGGCCGCTTCCCCCGTTACATCCAAACTGTAGATGTCAGATCGTCGCGGTATTCACAGGTAAGTTTGCAAACTTGCTGAAAGGAACTACGAGAGCCGCTCAGGGCGGGCCAGTGCCCCAGGACACTTCATACTATGAATGGCTGCTGACCCAGCCCAAGAAATTCCAGGACTTAGCCATCGGGCCAGTGCGGGCCACGCTGCTTAGAGATGGAGGACTGTCCGCTGAAGACTTTGGTCGGCTACAGCTTACATCAAGGTTTGAACCGCTCACGCTAGAAGAGCTTAGAAAGAGAATCCCAGCCGCTTTCGAGCGTGCTGGACTATAGGGACGGTGTCCCCAATCAATGGGTCGGTGACCCGCAGGAGGCTGTATCATGCTTAAGAAAATTCTTGAAAATTTGGAAGGCTTGGACGAGGGCATCAAAGCCCTCTACGTGAAGAAAGCTGATGGAAAGTTCCACCTTGACGTCGAAGACGACGATGGCGGCGCGCTCATGCGAGCGAAGGAACATGAGGTTGGTCTGCGCAAGATTGCGGAGCGTGAACTTTCTGAGGTCCAGGTCAAGCTGACCGCAGCGGAGGCGAGGGCTGCGGCGTTGGTGGCTTCCCAGGGAAGTAGTGTACAGGAAGTGCGGACCAGCTTGGAAGCTGAGTGGCGTGCAAAGGTGCAGGCGTCTGAGGACAAGGGTGCCCGTGAGAAATCAGCTCTCGAGAAAACTATTCAGAAAGTGTTTGTCGATCAGGTGGCTTCAGGACTTGCGGCGAGTATTGCTCTGGACGAGGGATCGGCTGAACTTCTGTCCAATGTTATGCGGCGCAGACTGACTGTTGAGATTATTGACGGTGAACCCATGACCCGTGTATTGTCGGCTGACGGCAGGCCCAGCGCCATGACGCCGGACGAACTAAAGGCTGAGTACTTTACAAATAAAAAGTATGCGGCTATAATGCGTGCAACGGACTCTTCAGGCGGCGGTGCTGCGGGGGGTCAGGGTGGAGGCGGTGCCTCTGATGTGAAGTTCAGAGACATGGGTGACGTTCAGCGAGCAGAACTGCTGAAAACTAACCCTTCGGAATTCCATAGGCAGGTTGCCTTGGCGAAGTCCCCCCAGTAATCCCATTCTGACATACGGAGAATCAAAATGCCCCAGACTACTCTTTCTGACGTCTTCATCCCGGAAGTATTCGCTTCCTACCAGGAAGAGGGATCGATCCTCACCAATGCCTTCTCGAAGTCCGGCATCCTGGTGAATAATGCATTCCTCAATACGTTCGCTAACAACGCGGGCAATCTGGCCACGATCCCGTACTGGCTGCCCATTGACAGTACGTCCGAGCCGACTTACCCCAACGATGTCTACACTGACATCGCTGTCCCGGACAAGGTGACTTCCAACACGCTGGTCACCCGAATCTCGGAGTTGAACAAGGGCTTCGCGGCTTCTGATCTGGTGGCTCCGCTTTCGGGGGCTGACCCGCTGAAGTTTGTGTCGTCCCATATTGACGGCTGGTGGGCTGAACAGCTTCAGCGGCGGTTGCTCGCGACTTCCATCGGCTTGTTCAACGACAACGTAGCGGGCACCGGCGATATGGTGGTCAACGTGGGCGTGGCAGACACTGCTATTGTGACTTAGGCCATGCGGTTCAACGCGACAAACTTCGTCAATG